AGGGAACGTGTTGCCAAAGCCTTAGCTTACCACGTTTCCAGAATCTCCCTTTTCGTGAAATTCTGGCGCTACCCTCGGGGCTCACCAAACAACCATATTTCTATGACCGCATGGGAGCCCCTAACATTTACCTATGCTATAGTACCGAAAATCAGTCTCGGCAACTGGCCCAATGTGGGACTTGTTTATTTAGTTGGCATCAAAGGTTACCAGGGCACTTACCGTCCCTGCTCCAGTGAATGTCGCAACTATGCGTGCATCGAAGGCATCCGTTCCATTTGACGAAATGAAAACGGGTGGAACAATATGTCCAGTCGCCAAATCGGCCGCTCCGCCAACAATATAATTTGTGACGGTGCCAGGTATAGTCGCTGCGTTCTTTCGCAGTGATATCAAAACAGCACTTACATCCGTACCATACGTTTCTGTAAAAATGACTGACATCTTATAATTCCCTGGCGGTAAAACTATCGAACCTGCAGTGTTAACGGCATTCAAACCATTTGTGTCAACAGTAGCAACTGCAGGTGAAAAAGCCACTCCTGAAGTAATTGCTTCAGGGGCTGTGGATCTAAATTGTGACACGGAATAGTTAATCGGTGCAGAGGTGGTTGATTCCAACACGGGTTTCTCAAACCACCCTGCATAACTTACATGTAACTCACCTATCTTGGAAACAGAATCAGCCGTTCCAGCAGCAGCAGCATTGATCAGCCCACAATCGTAGGTCTTGATATCAGTGCCACCGGGCAAGTTTCCGGATCTAACATACTTAGGTCCATTGTTAAAAGCCTCTCTACAATCAACGTGAACCCTAAAATCTTTACACGGCATCTTGTCATCGTGTGGGTCCATCGCATACATCTGTGTCTTCGATGTAGGAGGTGCATCTGCGGCATCATAATCAAATGCCAACATAGCTTTACCAATTGTACCAGCGGTAGCAAACTCTGAAACTTCGTGCTTATAGAAGAAGTTGAGTTTTGTAAAAACATACTTTTCATATCTTGACGCTATCTGCGATAACCAAGGAAAAGTGATTGCTTGACCGGGATTTACACTAAATTGTAAAGCTGTAGTGGATGTTCCACTACCAAAAGTTGTTGACCCGAGAATATCAGTTATGAATTCATCCTCAGAAAAGTTATGCCTTTTCTTTCCCGGGCGGAGACCATTCGGACCCCTGGAAATCGTTCCAGTAAAATTGGTCTGTCTCCTTGGTCGGCGGCGTCGTTGTCGACGATTGCCCGCCATATTCTTTGACATGAACGCTCCATTCGCGGCGCGCGGACCAACCTGTCTCCTTGGTCCTTGTTGTTTCTTTTGACGTCTATTACGTCTCGATCGTTGGGGTAAAGCTACAGACATTCTTTGCAGCTTCAAAATTTTTATGTGGCTATTACTTCTTTCTACGTTTCCACATGATTGTGGTGTCATCACAAATAAGTCTTGCCCCAAGAACAATGCTTTCAACTCATGGTCCAATGGTATTTGATCCCTAGCCATAGCCCAATTCGGGTCATTATGTAGGACATGATCAAATTCTTCAACCAGCCATGAGACAAGATCCCGCAAATAATTACGCATGGGTGCATCTGCCCACGCTACTCTTTGCAAAGCCGTTGCTCGTACCAACGTATAAGCGGGATCGTTAAAACGTGTATATAGAAGGGATGTTAGCAACTTTGTTCGATCATAAATCGGAACAGCTATACCATCCACAAATGTTGTGTGCGCTGAAAGGAAATCTAGTTCCTCAACATCACGAGCTTGCATACAATCAGTCGTTGTTGTTATGCCTATCTTTGCCCATGTGGGAATAATAGTTTCTGCATTAAAGAAACCTATTGCTTCTTCAGCCACTGTAAAAGTGTTATCATCTCCGCAAAGACACTTTGATGTTAGATCTTCAAAGGCCTCATAACTGCATTCTCCTGCAGGGGCCTCCTGAATCCATGCAAATGCCAAAAGCAAATACAGAATCAGTGTATTATCAGTAATGGTGTTAACTGAGCCTGAGGGATTACCTCCGAGCTTCAGAACAAAAACACCTTCTGATGTTATAATCAAAGTGTTAATAAGATTGCGGTAATACGTGCGAATACGCTCCAAATTTTCTTGAGTTTGGTCTTCAGATCGCAACATATTCCAACGGAATTGGGCGCAATACCACATCAGGTAAGAGCGCAAAGACGAGTCATACTGACTTTCGTCCAACGCAAATCCGCGGCGAAACTTTTTAAGTTTCTCGAACAATTGGTTCCATCCACCTTTCAATGGGGAAAACCCTACCACACTTGCTGTACGCAAATGTGAGGCATAAAACTTTTGGTTCATATCTTCAAAAAGTCTATTCCCGTGAATGGTCGCTTCTATAGGACCAGCAGTAAAAGTACGAATAGAATTCGCTGCTATCTTTTCTGCTGGGCGGATCTCTTCTTTCAAAGAGTTTCCGAAAACGGCGGTCCAATTTGGATCCTTTAACCGCTCCCAATCTTCCGCCATGTAGGCAGCACACTCTGGCCACTGCTCTATCATGTCTCGTTTTGTTTTGTACTTGAGAACCCACGGCCAGCCGGGTGATGTGCTTAAATCTAAGCTAGACATCACTTCCTCAACTGATTTAACTCGTGAGTTTGCCATATAAGGTGCAAAATGTCTCTCCATCCATTTGGCAGCCGTATTCAACGAACTAACCAAAAACGGGGACAAAGGCAATACATCCTTTGCATATTTTGCAAGTGACAAGTACGATGCTTCCAAATTAGGGGTTGGCAAACCCCACGCGTCTCGACACACATCCTTTTTGGTGTCTTCTTCAAAGCGCGCAACATTGATATCCAAGTGACGGCGATTTCTACCAATAAAATGTTTAGGTACACTTCCTATCACTGGAAAATAATGTTGTTTGAGCATCTTCTCATGCAGCGGTGATACATAGGCCCTCGATGAAATTCCCGCCTGAAATTCCATAGGATAACGCCCCCAGAACTCCCTTCCCTCTTCTACAAAAGTGGAAGGGGCTGGGGGAGCTACTGAAAAAGCGAGCTTGTCAAAACTGGTTCAGACATCTTCAGACGCTGAATCAGCTGCTCGGTCAGGGGCACAAAGCGATTCACATTGTCACTTCCGGCAATGTGAAAGCCTATCAAGGCTCCAGTTGCGCACGAAACAACTGGGCCAGCGCAATTACCTGCTTCAGTTGGTGCGTCATACAATCCAGATGACGAATAAAATCCAACTCCATGGGAAGGCTCGGTTTCATCCTGAGACTTAAATCCCAATTGCGTACAAATCCCTGTGGTGGGTATTTCCATCCTCCACCCTTTACATGAAACTGCACCATAATGGTAAAACACACCCAAATCATCAGCTATAGGGATAATCTCTCCACGCAGCTGTGCGGATGCAGAAGCATTTCCAATTGAAACCTTCTTTCCATCAATATGTGAGTGCAGGGGGACAACCACCTTATCCGCAACAATCGTTGCAGACGAAGTCATCTCTCCATCATAAAACACTTTAAATACATGGGACGCAACATCTCGGTGAATTTGACGTGTTTTTCCTAACAACGATTCACTAGACATTAATACAGGTGTTTTGCGCTTGACATCATCAAATTGTTTCTTCTCTTCAATAGTATAGTGATGTCCCTCGCGCTGAGCCTTTCTAACAACTCTTGCAACTCGCGCAACCTCAACAGGTTTTCTTTCAATTGGGAAATGTTTCATCCTCAACTCGCGTGTTTTCCTAGAAAGACCCTCAGATTTCTCATTCTGAGGCACACAATTAGCGAAATGTGCACAATGATGACCGCCACAAGCTTTATTACAAGCATTCTTGGCGTCAATATTCATTGGCATGGTGGGGCAATTAGCATAGTGAATACACTCTTCTTGCTCTGTTTCTTCCCACTGTTTACGATCACGTTCACGATCTTGGAAGGCTATTTCTAACGCTATTGCGCGTTCACGCTCTTCCTGTTCTCGTTGATAACGTTCTTCACTAACGGTGTCAGGCTCTTCAAAGTCGTTTTCCGCACCTCCCGATGGTACATGGTGTCTAGGCTTGCTTCCTTGCTGAGCCTGCCCACTCCTCGAGCGGTTTTTACGAGTAGCATACTGTCGTGGCGCCATTATAACGCGCGAACGTTTCTCAGTACGCCCCTCCAGTCTTTCGACTGGTGATGCGGTTAACTTCCTTGGTTCATCATCATCGCTTACAAACAAACTAACAGCGGTAACAATGACTGCAATTGCGGTCATGGCACTAGCGGCATAATACAATTTATGATCCTTAACATGATCAACAAATTGATTCATGCGGATCCTCAAATAATCCACCACTTCTAGGCCAAGTTCTTGACAAACAGCCCAAAGGACACGTTCTCTAACAAACCATCCATTTAGACCCAAAGACAAACTTTCCGGATTCATGCCAACCTTTTGCTCTTCGGCAACTCGGGCTTGAACCTTCTTCGCAATGCAGGGATCACAAATAGCAATGCACTCAGGGCGCAAGGTGTTCTCACACTCTTTGCATAACCTCTCTTTTTCCTTCCCTTTTTCTTCCTTAGTAAGGGTGGTGCCTGCTGTAAAACACTCAAAACAAAGTTTCTTTCCTTTGCTGTCTCCGTTGCATCGTTCGCATACTTGATCTTCTGCAGTTAAACGTTCCTTACGGGACTCTATGGGTTCAGCTTGTGATCGCACAAAGGGGATTTGATTCTTGGTGATATATTGTCTGGCTCTCGAGCCTAGACCTGCTGTATTCTCCAGCACACCTCCTTCTCCCTCTGCGACTTCTTTTATTGTGGACTGAGCTTCTCCTTCTTCCTCAGCGATGTGACATTTACAATAACATTGTCCATCTCCACACTTCCCGGTTAAACGCTTGTCATTCTCACAAGTCTCAAGATCATGTTCCTTTTGCAAGTGACTGGTTCCATAACCAAAATCAAACAAACCATCAGGACGACGGCGGGCTTCTTTGCCTCTTGCAAACTCTTGAACATCTTCGGGGATGTCAGCAGTTGTGGCCTTTCCTTCAGACCAATCTCTTATAAAATCAAATAACCATGTAGCATAAGGCAATCTTTCCAATATTCTCATTGGCGCCTCAAAACACTTGTAGGACTTAGAGAATCCCCACAAGGGCACGAAAATAAACATGCATGTAGCTAAAATGGTAGAGACAAAGAACCCATAACGGTTAGCATCTTGTGCTTTAAACCGATGGCTCTCACGTCCCTCTGATGACATTTTGCAAAATGAACTACTACAGGCAGCTGCTTTAGAGAACAAACTGAATGGTAGGCGTATCAAACCTATCAAACTGTTCACTCCCGTGGCAACGGCTGTTATCAAACTAATGATCTTCATCCATTTCAAGTACTCAATATGCGCATCCACTAACACACCTAACTTGGTGTTGACCACTCCCAACGTAGTAGCAAATGCCGTTGACAAAAGTGTCAACGCGTTGGACAGGGCGGTAGCGACTTGCAAAATAGCCGTCGTACAACGAGTTATGGCCTTGGCAATTGCTTTTCCAAACAAATATAGCACAAAGGCTCCCATAATCGTCCATATCAAAGTACTTATAGCGTTGGCCCATTGCTCTTGGGGCGACAACATTTGTTGTCCCATAGCTCCCGGCAAGGCCAATAACATAGCAATAGCAGCGGTAATTTTCTCATGCCTCCATACCAAACTACGTTGGCGGGGTGTACCCTGCGTGGTCATCTTGATAGCCTGTTCAAGTTCTCCTTGGAACTTTACGGCTTCAGTCAAATCATTCATGACTTCAAGCGGATTTGGGGATTCAACTCGATTGGAAGCAAAGTCTTCGCTTACTGCTTCTTCCAATTTGAGCTCCTCCAAAAATCCATCAATCAAATTATCAATCTCATGTTCTTCATCAAAGCGTTGAGCAACATACTCAACAAACTCTTGTTCTGGCAAACCCATAAGAGTATCATTGTCAACTGGAGCAACGTCTTCGCGTACTACTTCTCCATTGGCAACAACTCCTTCATGGTCATTCCAATAATTATCAACATACCAGTTGAACTCAGCATCAGCCACAACGGCCTCTTTCTCAGTTGTCTGAGTTGATTCCAGATTCAAACCTGTTTCAACATTGTCAAACAGATAGCCTTTAGCTTCCATTATTTCCAACTCTTTCTTGAAAGGGTCACTGATATGACTTGCTCTCTTCATGATTTCATCATTGTCCAGGTAGGAGAAATCAATATCTGTTTCTCCTTCATCTTCATCCTCACTCAAATAACTAGACCAGGGGTTTTGCTGAGATTTCATCCACTCATCATGTTCCCGGTCCGCCAACTCTCTCCACGAATTCGACAATCTACTCATATTGCTA